TTTTAGACAGGATAGGTGGTGGATGACATGATTCCAGGTGTAAATGGAATATTGACAGAAGACTTGGAAGTTGAAAGTCTTCCAAGTAAAAACTATATGATGCACATTGACAGGAACAGAATCAGCGGATTTTGTGACAAGCAGGATGCAGTGAAACAGGCAATATATAAAATCCTGAATACTGAAAGATACCAGTATATCATTTATTCCTGGAATTATGGAATCCAACTTTCTGACCTTTATGGTGAACCAGTCACATATGTGTGTCCTGAATTGGAAAGAAGAATCATTGATGCCCTTTCAGTTGATGACAGAATCCTTTCATGTGAAGGATTTGATTTTGACATCAGTCAGAAGGGAATTGTGGTTGTAACATTCAAAGCAAACACCATTTATGGTGATGTTGATATGGAAAAGGTGGTGAATATTTAATGTATGAAAATGTAACTTATGAAGACATTCTTCAAAGGATGCTTGACAGAGTTCCTGACAGTATGGACAAAAGGGAAGGGTCAATCATTTATGATGCACTTGCACCTGCTGCTGTTGAATTGCAGTTGATGTATATTGAATTTGACATCATCCTTCAAGAAACTTTTGCTGATACTGCATCCAGGGAATACCTTATCAGAAGGGCAGCAGAAAGGGGAATCATTCCTATTGCTGCAACACATGCAATCCTGAAAGGTGAATTCACACCTTCCACTTTGAACATTCCTATTGGTGCAAGATTTTCTTGTGGAACATTAAACTATGCAGTCACAGAAAAAATTTCTGATGGTGCATACAAACTGGAATGTGAAACAGAAGGTGAAACAGGAAATGCACAATTTGGTCAGATGATTCCTATTGATTATATTGAAGGACTTGAAACCTGTTATCTGACAGAACTGTTGATTCCAGGTGAAGATGAAGAAGCAACAGAAGACATCAGAACAAGATATTTTGATACTTTTGACACCAAACCTTTTGGTGGAAATCAGAAAGACTATATTCAGAAGACAAATGCACTTCCTGGTGTTGGAAGCACTAAAGTCACACCAGTGTGGAAGGGCGGTGGAACTGTTCTTCTGACAATCCTGGATTCAAACTTTGATGCAGCATCTTCCACACTGGTCAAATCAGTGCAGGAAGCAATTGACCCTGACCCACAGGGGGAAGGTCTTGGAATTGCACCGATTGACCACATTGTGACAGTAAACACTGCAACAAATGTGAAGGTCAATGTGGCAACTTCCCTGACATTTGATGAAGGATATTCTTTCAATACACTGAAAAGCACAATCACAGACACAATCAGTGCATATTTGAAGGAAATCAGAAGTCAGTGGGCAAACTATTCACAGTCAGTTGTCAGAATCAGTCAGATTGAAACAAGACTTCTTGCAATCAAGGGAATTGTGGATATTTCAAACACCAAAATCAATGGTACTGCAAACAATCTGACACTTGATAAATATGAAATTCCAGTGATGGGTGGTGTTAGTGGATGATTAGAGATGTAAACCTTCTTGGACATCTTCCACCATTCATTCAGGAATACATGGAAATCAGGGAAATCATGAAAACTGAAAACCCTGAATTTCAGTTGGTAGAAGATGAATCAGAAATAATTAAAAACAACCAGTTCATTCAGTCATGCAATCTGACAGGAATCAGCAAGTTTGAAAAGCTGATTGGAATTGTTCCATCTGCTGATGACACCTTGGAATCAAGAATCAACAGGGTGTTGGTCAGATGGAATGACACTGTTCCTTATACCTGGAAGACCTTGCTGAATAAACTGGACACTTTGTGTGGTGGTTCTGATAATTATGAAATCATCAGGAAACTGGATGAACACAAATTGGACATCACAACACATTTGGATTTGTATGGTCAAGTTGAAGAACTTGACTATTTTTTATCTTACATGTTGCCTGCATCAATGGTTCTTGATGCAAAAAACAAGCTGTTCATTGACTTGAATGCAACAGCAAGGGTGGCAGCAGGAATTGTCAATTGTGAAACATTTGAACTGTCAGATTCCTTCAAGAAGAACCTGGACATCCAGGGAACATCCATCTTTGGTGGTGGAATTGTTGAAGGATATATGACCACATTGTCTGATGCATTCAAGAAGGGAATGTCCATTGATTCAGGGGCATCCTTTGCAGGTGGTGTTGTCGGTGCAGTGGTTGTTGAAATTTCAGACAGCTTCAAAGAATCAATAGATGTCAGTGGTCACACAGTAATGACAGCAGGTGTTTCAATTACTGAATCAAATTAAAATATGAAAGGTAGGAAAAAGAAATGTCAGAATTTAGACAGCTTATTATCACAAACAAAGGACAGTCTTTGATGGCAAAACTTATTGCAGGAAAAGCAAATGTGACATTCACAAAGGTTGCAGCATCTGCCACAACTTATAATGATTCACAGATTCCTGCACTGACTGCACTGTCCAACATCAAACAGCAGGTTGCTGTTTCCAAAGTCACAAGAATCAATTCTGTTGCAGTTCAGGTTGATGCTGCAATGGAAAACAGTGCATTGACAACTGGATATTATATGAATTCCATTGGTCTTTATGCAAATGACCCTGATGATGGTGAAATCCTTTATGCAGTTGCAGGTGCAAATGTGGGGGCATATATGCCACCTTATAATGGAATCACTGTCAGTGGTGCATATCTGAAACTTGTGACCACAGTTTCAAATGCAAGCAATGTTTCCATGACTGTTGACCCTGCTGCTGTTGCAACAGTGGGTGACATCAATGCATTGCAGGCAGAAATCACAGACATCCAGTCCTATATTGGATATACGGATGCAGACATCTATGGTGTTGAAGTTGACTTCAAGAATAAGAAATTTACAAGACTTGCAGGTGCAGTTGGAAAGACACCTGGTGATGCTTTTGATGGTGTCAAGGCTTTTGGTGGAAGAAAAAGATGCAATGTCACTGATGAAGGAAAGGTTGTTGCATATTTTGGTGATGCAGGATATTCAGAAACTGGTGTCCTGACTTCTGCAATCACAAAGGGTGAAGGTGACAACATCAGAACATATGCAGCAGGAACAAAGGTGCAGGTCATGGTTGAGCAGCCAAAGTTTTATTACAAGGTTGTTCCACTTGAACTTGAAAAGATTCAGGGTGGCAAAGGCTTCCACATGAGAAAGGCAAGATATTATGTGTCTGACACCATGAAAGCAGGCTTCAAACTTCATCCTGCATTCATCAAGGATGGAAAGGAAAAGAACTTCATTTATCTTTCTGCATATGAAGGATGTACTTATGACACATCTGCTTCTGCATACAAACTGAATGATGCACATGATGTTGACTGGACAAATGATGTTCTTGCATCCATTGCAAATGCAAAGCCTACATCAGGACTGACACAGAGCGGTGCAACAAGAAATGGATTCAGAACCATTGCTGCAAAAAGGGGTTCAGGCTGGTCACAGGAAACTGTTCAGGCAGCAACTGCAACAGAACTTCTTTTTCTTATTGAGTATGCATCTTTTGATATGCAGTCAAAGATTGGTGCAGGTGTAACAAATAAGACTGATGATGGTGCAACATCCATGACAGAAATCACTGGTGCAACCACTACACTTGGAAACAAGACTGGTTCTGTTGTCAACACAAATGGTTGGACAGTTGTTTCTTATCGTGGTGAAGAAAATCCATTTGGTAACATTTGGAAGTGGATTGATGGTATCAATGTTTATAACAAGAATGAAGGTTCTGTTTATATTGCTGACCATGGATTCAAAGATGATATAAATGCAGCACCATATTCTGATGCAGGAATCACAATTTGTAGTTCAAATGGTTATGTTTCTGCTTTTGCTTACAATGAAGACTTTGATTGGTTATTCATTGCAAGTGAAGTTCTTGGAAATAGTTCACTTCCAGTTGGTGACTATTTTTGGCAGAACAAAGCATATAATGGCTACACGGTCGCTCTATTGGGCGGTAATTGGCGTCATGGTTCTAATGCGGGCGGTTTCGCTTGGGATGTGTATAATGCTTCGGGTGCTCGTACTATCGGCGGTCGCCTGCTGTATGTACCTGATGGCACTGATGCACCTGCTGCTTAATCGAACCAAAAATCATTGAAATATTGGGCAGAAGTAAAGCTGATATATGAAGTTATTTTCATACAATGAGCCTGAAAACAAAAAAGCATTAAACCAGTCACTAAATTAGGCAGTAATTGGAATAATGGTTCTAATGCAGGCAGTTTCAATTGGAATGTGAATAATACTTCGAGTAATCGTAATCGTAATATCAGCGGTCACCTACTAAATGCACAAGGTAAATAAAATCGTTGCTTCTGCCCTGCCACTTGGCAAAATATAAAAAATCATTTGAACTGTTTTGGTAAATCCTGCAAAGGAAGTTGAAGAATCAGTTTGAAGTGCATACAAAGGAAATGTCATGAAAAGAGTAGGAAACCTTTATTCAAAAATTTGTGACATGGAAAACTTGAAACTTGCACATCAGAATGCACGAAAAGGGAAAGGATGGTATCAGGAAGTCAGAATGGTTGATGAAGACCCTGAAAAATATTTGGGGCAACTTCAAGAAATGTTGTTGAATAAGACTTACAACACATCAGAATATGTGACTTTCATCAAGCATGATTCAGGAAAGGACAGGGAAATCTTCAAACTTCCATATTTTCCTGACAGGATTTGTCAATGGGCAATCCTGCAAGTGATTGAACCATATTTGGTGAAGAATTTTATCAAGAATACTTATTCAGCAATCCCAGGAAGGGGAATTCATCTTGCACTTCATGATATTGACCAGGCTGTTCAGCATGATGTTCCTGGAACACAGTATTGCTTGAAGATTGATGCAAGAAAATATTATCCTTCCATCAATCACGATATTTTGAAAAAGAAATACAGAAGACTGTTCAAAGATGATGACCTTCTTTGGTTGTTAGATGAAATCATAGATTCCACACCAGGTGACACAGGGATTCCCATTGGTAACTATTTATCACAGTACAGTGGGAATTTTTATTTGTCATCATTTGACCATTGGATGAAAGAAGTCAAGCATGTGAAATATTATTACAGATACATGGATGACATTGTTATTCTTGGGTCTGATAAGAAAGAACTTCACAAACTGCTTCTTGAAATCAAGGAATATTTCAGGAAGGAATTGAAGCTGACAGTCAAAGACAACTGGCAGGTGTTTCCAACATTTGTCAGGGGAATTGATTTTGTTGGGTATAGAACATTTTTGAATTACAAACTTTTGAGAAAATCAACCTGCAAACAGATGAAACGAAAAATGAATCGACTTCACAAGAAGGTAATTGATAACAACCAACTGATGAATTATTCAGAATGGTGTGCAATCAATTCCTATAAAGGATGGTTGATTCATTGTGATTCTTTCAGGTTATCGAAAAAGTACATTGAACCATTAGAACCTTATGCAAAAGCATATTATGAATATCAAATCAAGAAAGGTGGAAAAGCAGCATGAAAGAATTTGGAAAAACAAGAAGCACAGTGAAGCCTGATGCAGTGGTCATTGATGAACATTCTGTTTGGGTTCACACAGACATTCAGGAAGTACATGAAAGCATGGGTGAAGACCAGTCCTTTGATGGTTATGAATTCAACATGACCCAGTATGAAAAGGATGAATACATCCTGATGATGTCTGAAAAGAATGCATCACTTGAAAAGCAGGTCACTGACACACAGCTTGCACTTTGTGAAGTGTATGAACTGATTGGATAAGGAAGGGGTGAATCAATATGGCACAGGTTTATGCAGACCTTATCAAGAAAGGCTTGAAGACAATTGATGATGTACCTGCAAAGTTAAAGGATGCAGTTCAGGCAATCCTTGATGCAGATGTTTAATCACATCATAAATAAAATCAGAAAGGTGGTGGCAACCATGGCAGTTGTATATGCAACTTTAATCATCAAGGGCAAAAAGACTTTTGCAGATGTTCCTGACAGAATCAAGGAACAGGTGAAGCAGGTACTTATTGACCTTGATTGTGGTGACCTTGCAGAGTAACCACAAAACACATCACAGAAGGGAATCCCTGAAATATGGGATTCCCTATTTTTTATGAAAGGAAATGGTGAAGTATATGAAAGAAGTAATTCTTGGAATTGTGGGTGCAGTTGGTTCAGCAATTGCATCCTTTTTTGGTGGTTGGGATGCAGGTCTTACCACTCTTTTAATTTTTATGGCGGTTGACTATCTGTCAGGACTGATTGTTGCAGGTGTTTTTCACAAGTCCAACAAGACTGACACTGGTTCACTGGAAAGCAAGACATGTTGGAAGGGTCTTTGCAGGAAGTGCATGACACTGATTTTTGTTCTTATTGCATACAGACTTGATTTGGTCATTGGCACAAATTACATCAGGGATGCAGTCATCATTGCATTCATTGGAAATGAACTGATTTCCCTTGTTGAAAATGCAGGTCTGATGGGTGTTCCCCTTCCTGCTGTTATTACCAAAGCAATTGACATTTTACAGAAGAAAGCAGAAAAGGATGGTGAATAATTATGGGATATTCAAATAGTCCACTTGTGTGTTACACTGGTTTAAGTCCAAACCATTCAGGACAGAGAACACACAGCATTGACAGAATTACACCACATTGTGTGGTTGGTCAGTTATCTTGTGAAACAATTTGTGCTTGCTTCCCACAGGGAAGAAATGCATCCTGCAATTATGGTATTGGTTCAGATGGAAGAATTTCACTTTGTGTTGAGGAAAAGAACAGGTCTTGGTGTTCTTCCAGTAACGCAAATGACCAAAGGGCAGTGACCATTGAATGTGCATCTGACAAGACAGAACCATATGCAATGACTGATGCTGTTTATCAGTCACTTATCAAGTTATGTGTGGACATCTGCAAGAGAAATGGAAAGACCAAACTTCTTTGGTTCGGTGACAAGGACAAGTCCTTAAATTATGAACCTGCATCTGATGAAATGGTCATCACTGTTCACAGATGGTTTGCAAACAAGTCTTGTCCTGGTGACTGGTTATATTCAAGACTTGGTGACCTTGCAGCAAAAGTCACTGCACAGCTTGGTGGAAGCACTGGAACATCTGACAGCGGTGTTCTTTATCGTGTCCAGGTTGGTGCATATTCCATCAAGGCAAATGCTGATGCACAGCTTGCAAGGGTGAAAGAAGCAGGATTTGACACATACATGATTCAGGTTGATGGAATGTATAAAATTCAGGTTGGGGCATATAGCAAGAAAGAAAATGCTGATGCTATGCTTGCAAAAATCAAGGCAGCAGGCTTTGATGCATTCATTTCAACCAAGGGTGGACAGGCGGTGTCTGCATCTACACCAGTGAAGAAGACCATTCAGGTTGGAAGCACTGTCAGAGTGAATCAGGGTGCAAAGACTTATTCAGGCGGTGGACTTGCTTCATTTGTCTATAAGAGAAATCACAAGGTGTCACAGTTACAGGGTGACAGGGCGGTCATCACCTATGAAGGAACTATTGTTGCAGCAGTACATGTTTCAGACCTGACACTTGTGTGATGGTCTGCATTGGTTTCCATTAGAAACCTGTTAGTAACAAAGTACCTTGAAAGGTGCATAAAATAAGGGTTCGGAATTATGCAAGCGATAATCGACTGCTCAGACTATATCAAAATGGTTCAAAAAGCCCGGAAAATCAAGGTTTTCCGGGCTTTT